TTGCCGCCATGCTCCACGTTGGCAAAGGTGGACTCTTTCGAGCGCAGGAAATAGTCGACGAACTGCTTCCCGGCGATCCTGGCATCTGCGATCAGCGACGCCACGCTGGCCCCGATGTCGACGGCCTTCTGGTAGGAGGCGATGGCCGTCACGCCGTCCACCAGGTCCTTGGCCGGGCCCATCAGCTTGCCCATGGCCTCCGCTGCCTTGGCGCCATGCTCCACGTTGGCAAAGGTGGACTCTTCCCAGAGCAGGAAGTAGGTTACCATCTGCTTCCCGGCCTCGCGCGCGTCTGCGATCAGCGCCGCCACGCGGGCCCCGATGTCCTGTGCCCTCTGGTATCCGGCGATGGCCGTCACGCCATCCACCAGGCGCTTGGCCGGCGCGAAGAGCTTGGCCATGGCCTCGGCCGCCTTGCCGCCATGCTCCACGTTGGCAAAGGTGGACTCTTCCCAGAGCAGGAAATAGTCGACGAACTGCTTCCCGGCGATCCTGGCATCTGCGATGAGGTCCCGGACCGACGCGCCGATGTCCTGGGCCTTCTGGTAGTCGGCGATGGCCTTCACGCCATCCACCAGGTTCTTGGCCGGCGCAAAGAGCTTGGCCATGGCCTCCGCGGCCTTGGCGCCGTGCTCCACGTTGGCGAACGTGGTCTCTTTCCAGAGCAAAAAGTAATCCACGAACAGCTTGCCTGCCTCGCGGGCGTCGGCGATCAGCGCCGCCACGCGGGCCCCAATGTCCTGGGCCTTCTCGTAGCCGGCGATGGCGGTCACCCCGTCCACCAGGCTGCGCGCCGGCGCGAAGAGCTTGCCCATGGCGTCGCCGGCGATGCCGGCCTTGGTGTAGCTATCGGCAGCGGTGGCGTCCCACTCGCCGAAATACGCCATCAGCTTGTCGCCGACGATCTGCGCATCGACGATGAGGGCATCGACGCTGGCGCCCAGACCCTCCGCCTGCTGGTAGTCGCGCAGCTTGGCCACGGTATCCGCCAGCGTCGTGGCGATCCGCCCTATGGTCTCGTTTACCGATTCGACGGCCGTCTCCACTGCCGGCGCCACTGCGCCGATCCCGCCGGCTCGACCGCCTCCATACTTGCCGCCGCCGATGTCGCCCAGGCCGATGTCCGGCAGCTTGATGTCCGGAGGCTTCCACCGCTCGAGCTGGTTCTTGGCTTCCTCCAGCGAGTTGGCCCGGACCTTGATCTGGGCGTCCACCAGGCTTTTCAGCGTATCCACGGCGCCCTTGGCATAGTTCTGGTCGGAGAGCAGGCGCGCCTGATTGATCAGGCCGTGCTCGATGGCCATCTCGGTCTCGGCGTCCATGACCAGGCCCATCCCGGTCAGGCGGTTATTGATGGTCTCCTTCTGTAGCCCTGCCTCCAATCCGGCGGTGACCACCATCATGGTCAGCTTTTTGTTATAGTGTCCCCTGAGGGCGATCAGCTCGGCGATCTGCGCCCGGGCCTGGTTCATCTTCTCGATGGCCTGGGCCCGTTGGGACAGCGAGTCCTCGCGGGTGAACTGGCCCTTCATGGTCGCGTACTGCTCGTTGTACGTTCCAGTCCGCTGCGTGATGGCCTCTTGGTCGCCCCGCGCCCTCAGCGCCTTGATGTCGCGATGGTACTCGTTGGCCAGGTCGCGCAGGCGCATGTCCCGGTCCTGCGTCAGCCGCAGGGCGTCGGTGGCCTCGTCGCTGGTGGCGTCCAGCAGCGCCTGCAGGGTATCATCGTTGACCTTGAGCGTGTCCTCGGACCAGCTCTCGGTCAGCTTGAGCAGCTCGAGCTGACCGTCCTGCGCGGTTTTGATCACACTGTCCCAGTGGTCGCTCTCGAGTTCTCGCAGCTTGTCCCGCGCCGCGAACATCTCTGTAAAGATAGCGCGGTTGGCTTCGCGCATGACTTCCGCCGTGGACTTGGCCCCCTGTTCGACGGCTTCCACGGCTTCGGAAGAGGACTGCTTTGTCGTCTCGGCAAAGGCCCGCATGGCCGCGCCGCCGATCTCGGCGGCAACGCCAACCGGCGCGAACCCTCTCGCCAAAGCCTCATTGGCGACGATGCTCTTTTGTGCGTTCTCCTGGATCGCGTCCGCGAGCTCCTGGACATGCGCCCTGCTCTCGGCTTGGGACTTGAAGAACCGCTGTCCTCGCAGGGTCTCCGCGTCGATCATCTTTTGGATCTCTGCGGTCACCACGCCGCCCGACTCGCTGAATGTCTCGCGGAGCCGCTCCCCGAAAGGCGCTATCTCTTTCTGGGACTCCTGCAATAGCTCCAGGAACCCGACAAGGCCCTGGATCATCTCTATGACCACAGGAGCGACGTCTTTGATGGCGGGGATCAGGAGCTCGGTGATGCTCTCGGTGAGAGGCCCCATCTGTTTGAAGACCTCTTCCATGACGGGGATGAACGCCTCGCCGATCTCTTGCTTGGCGTCGGCGAACTTTGCCGTCATCTCGGCCGTCTTTTGCGCCAGCGTCCCCTGGACCTCGGGCATGCTCGCCGTGTTCTCGGCGAGCTTTTCCATGACGACGGACATCATCCCGGCCTGCGTCTGGGCCTTGGTCAGCTCATCGGCCTGCAGGCCGTACATCTCGCTGGCGCGCCCGACGGCATCGGCCAGGGAGACTTGGATCTTGAGGTTGTCCAGGATCTGGGGGCTGAGCCTGCCCACACCGGTGATGAGGGAGTTGAGCATGTAGCCCATATCCTCGCCGGTGGCGGCCGAGACCTTGCCCAGGTAGCCCATGGCGTTGGGCAGTTGATCGGCGAAGGTCTTGCCGATGAGCTGGGCGGCCGAGTTGTAGGACTTCATCAGCTCGGCCTGCGAGACCATGCCCGCGGAGCCGCGCTGCAGCGCCGCCAGCGTCTCGTCCGCGGCGCCGCTGATGCCCGCGAACGCCTTCTCGACGTTCTCCAGCTTGGCGGCATCGACCGCCATGGTGCCCAGGGCGATGGTGATGCCGGCAACGCCCACGACGATGCCCGTGGTGACCTTTTTCAGCACGCCGCCCATGCCGGCGAACTTTTTGGACAGCTTGTCCGTCCATGTCGCCGACTTTTTGGCGGCCTCGTCGCCGGCCTTGCCCAGATCGGTGCTGATCTTCTGGCCGATCATCTTGATGTCGGCCTCGAGCTTTTTCAGATCAGCTCGTACCTCGACGTAGCCGCTACCCAGGTTTTCTTCCGACATTGTGCAATAGCCTCGCCGTCATCTCGTCATGCTCGGCCGCGCGCTCGACGGCCTCTTCCTCGGTCAGCTTGCGCGTCTGTTTCCGCCCCAGCGCCTCGTTCAGGGACGGCAGCTTTTTGCTGCGCATCCAGACCGCCGTGTGCCAGGCCATCCAGACGAGCTGCTCCCGCTCCTGGCGAGCGCGATAGCGCCGCGCCTCCAGGTCGCGCCAGACCTCGCGCGGGGTCATCTCCCAGAACTCGGCATGGGACAGCCCCGCGCGCAGGGCCAGGCGCAGCAGATCCTCGACGCTATCGCCCTCCGGCGACCGTGCCTCCGAAGGCGACCGTGCCTCCGAAGGCGACCGTGCCTCCGAAGGCGACCGTGCCTCCGAGGCGCTTACTCCGGGGGGCGATCGCCGCTTAGGGCGCGATCGCCCCCCTCGTCCTTTTCCTCAGCATCCCCGCCCTCGCCCTCGGGCTCCTCCGAGTCGTACGTCAGGCATTCCGTCATGGCCAGAGCCATTACCCCGGCCACAGGCAACCAGCCCAGGTGATCCATGACCGCGTAGGCATCGTTGAGCGTGATTCGTTTGCCGCGGATCCCCGCATCGAGCCGGCCATACTCCATGCCAGCATGCAGGAGATGGGCTGTATCGGCCACGCCCAACGTGCCGTGCTGGATCTCCACAGCCAGGACGGACATGCTTTTGCCCGTTGCCGCCTCGGCCACGCCCAGAGCCCGGTTGGTGAGGAGGATCGGGATCTCCCGATCCTCCACCGTCAGAATCGCCTCTCCCCTCGCTCCTTTGGTGGTCATCAGCTCGTCAGCTCCACCCAGTCGCCGTCGACGGTCAGCTCGAACGTGCAGAGGGCCGTCTCCTGGTCAGGGGCATTCCGCGTGATCGTGTTGACCACGCAGGATGCCTGTTCGATCTCGATGGCGTCCTCCGACGCTCTGATCAAGATCTTGGTGCCGTCGCGCATGGCGTCCAACAGCGCCTGATAGCCATCCTCGGTGGGCACATAGAGCGCCTCACCGCTGACCGTCGAGCTGTACCGGCCTGGCTCTACCATCTGCGCCCGGGAGTCCTTCGAGCTCGCATCCCGGTTGGCCGTGCTCTCCGTGAACGAGGCGCCGCGCTGCGAACCCAACACCTCGTACACCGGTGCTACCTCTGTCCCCGTGTTCATGAGGAGCAGAATGTCCGATCCGTTCATGCTCATGACTCATCCTCCATTGCTATGATTCGGGCGGTCACGATCCGCCCATAGGCGTCCGGCTCATCTAGCGCGATGGGACCGGAGCATTCCACCACCACCGTCTCGAATCCGTCTATCGCGATCTTTTGCCGATGAAGTAGCTCCCGGGCGCGCTCGGCCATGGTCTCCACCGTGTCGAGCCCATTCGTCGCTGCATAGCACCTAACGTCTCTCCATACCCTCCTCCCCTGCCGCGTCTTGGTGTCGAACGCGGTATCCGCTACCGCCCCCGCCGTCACGATGTAGGGCAGCGTCGCATCGCCTGGCGCCGGGTCCTGCGTGAACACCGCAGGCTCCCCGTGATACGTGGAGATCAGCGCGACCAGCGTCTCGTCGCCCGCCAACACGTCATAGATCGCCGTGGCCAGATCCATGTCACTTCGCCTTCAGGAGGCGCGCGATCTCGCGCAGGTTCTCGAACAGCGCGGGCCGCAGGAAGGGATGGGCCGCCATCTTGACGGTGCCGAACTCCAGAAATCGCCAGTAGAAAGCGCCGCCCTTCTTCC